ACTGGAGTTCAGACGTGTGCTCTTCCGATCTTGCAAAAGGCAGCTGGACCCGCACCGCAGGGCAACTCATCACCGAGCTGGATGCCTGCGGCGGTGACCTCGGCAAGGTGGTGGGCGACTGTGATCCTGAAGTAGGTGCATGGATCTGCTTCAACCCTGTGGACGGCACCGGACGCAAGGATGCCAATATTACTGCCTATCGCTATGCCCTCGTAGAGTGCGACAACATGGAGCTGGGCAAGCAGCAGGCTATCATCAAGCAGCTGGAACTGCCCTGTGCGGCGCTGGTCTACTCTGGCGGCAAGAGCGTCCACGCCATCGTGAAGGTGGATGCCCCGGACTACGCCGAGTACCGCAAGCGCGTGGATTATCTCTATGCCGCCTGCCAGAAAAACGGCCTGACCATCGACCAGCAGAACCGCAACCCTTCCCGCCTTTCCCGGATGCCCGGCATCCCGCGCGGTGACAAACGGCAGGTGCTGCTGGAAACCAACATCGGCAGATCCTGCTGGGATGAGTGGCGCGACTGGCTGGAAGCGGAGACGGATGATCTGCCCGACTGGCACACCAGCAACGATTTTTCCAATATCCGTCCGCTGCGCGAACCGCTCATTGAAAATGTGCTGCGAAAAGGCCACAAGATGATGATTGCAGGCCCTTCAAAAGCCGGCAAAAGTTTTGCTTTGATCGAGCTGTGCATCGCCATTGCTGAGGGCACCACATGGCTGGGGCATTTTAACTGTGCACAGGGAAAAGTTCTGTATCTAAATCTGGAACTCGACCCGGATTCCTGTATGCACCGGTTTCAGGATGTTTACAATGCACTTGGCCTCCCTCCAGCACATTTTAACCAGATCGCCATCTGGGACTTGCGCGGCATTCCGGTGCAGCTTGACAAATTAGCTCCAAAGTTAATCCGCCGGGCAAAAAAGCAGGGCTTCACGGCAATCATCTTCGACCCTATCTATAAGGTGCTGACCGGTGATGAAAACTCTGCAGAGCAAATGGCGAAGTTCTGCGGCCAGTTCGATAAGGTATGCCATGAACTGGACTGTGCTGTAATTTATGCCCATCACCACAGCAAAGGTGCCCAGGGCGGCAAGCGCAGCATGGACCGCGCATCCGGCTCCGGCGTGTTCGCCCGCGACCCGGATGCCATGCTGGACATGACCGAGCTGGTGCCCACCGATGCCATCCGGGAGCAGCTCCATAACAAAGCCGCCTGCCGCGTAATCAAGGCCATGCTGGACAGGCGCGGCCATGGGGATGCCTACGGCTTGGATGATACCCTCAGCCGCCACCGGATGCTGACCATCGCAAAGGAAAAACTGGGCCTTGCAGATCTGCGGGCCATCGATGCTGAGGTCGCGGCCGCTGAGAAAAAGGCAGACGGCATGACCGCATGGCGCATCGAAGGCACCCTGCGCGAGTTTGCCCGCTTCGACCCGGTGAACCTCTGGTTCGACTACCCCGTGCACAAGCCGGACACCGGCCTGCTGGAGGACCTGCAGCCGGACAGCGATTTCAAAACGCTGGGCAGCCGCGGTGCCGCCAAGCGCTGGGGCGATAAAGGCAAGGTGACCAAGGACAAAAAGGCCGAACTGGACACCGCCTTTGAAGCCTGCATGATGGATGGCAAGGTGACGGTCTACTCCATGGCCGAATACATGGGGCTGAAACCGGACACCGTACGCCGCCGTCTGAAAGCGGACGGCGGTTTCTGGATCGACGGCGCGGACATCGGCCGCAAGGAACCCGGCAGCGCAGGATAAATTACAGCCTGCAATATTTTGTTTTACGCATGGTACAAAAACGGTAAAATAGCGGCTATCACAAATCCGCATCCGCTTACGGATTTCGGAAAATAGCGGCTATTTTTCCGAATCCGGGACGGAAAATAGCCTATATATAATATACAAAATCCGTCCGTGTGTGATGGGGTATCCCGAAGGATGGGGCGACCACAGCCCCCATCCATTCGGGGAACCCTCCCCATCACGTTGGCGCTAAAACCCGAAAAAAAGAAAAAACGAGGTGAACCCCATGTATATGCAATTCTTTCTCCCCATGCAGCCGCCCACCACCACACACAACGCAAAGCAGCTGCACGCCTACATGAAGGGCGGGCAGCCGCACGCGGTGCTCCACGACAGCCCGGAACTGAAACAGACCCGTGCCAAGCTCCACGCCCATCTGGCACCCCACGCGCCGGAAAAGCCCATCCCCGCAGGCCGTCCGGTGCGGCTGCTGGTCAAGTGGTGCTTTCCTGCCGAGGGCCGCAAAAACGGCAGCTGGCGCACCGCAAAACCGGACACCGACAATCTGGAAAAGGCCCTCAAGGACGAAATGACCCGCCTGCACTTCTGGGCCGATGACGCGCAGGTGTGCAGCGAGATCGTGGAGAAATTCTGGTCGGACCCCTGCGGCGTGTTCGTCCGGGTGGAGGAACTGTAAATGACCTACGAAGAGAAAAAGGCATGGCTCTGGCGGTACCGGACGGCCAAGCGGTTCGAGCTGCTCAAACTGGACGAGCTGGCCACGCTGCAGACCGATGCCACCCACACCACCCAGCGCTTTTCCCCTGTGCCGGGCGGCAGCGGCGACGGACAGGCTCTGCCCCGCAGTGTGGAACGCATCGACGAGGCCCGCCGGGCCGCTGAGGCGCAGTCTGCCGTGTGCGACACCATCCGGGCCGAGATTATGGAGGTGTTCAGCCAGCTGGACGATGAGGTGGATTTCATGATCCTGTTCCGGCGGTACATCCTGCTGGAGGACTGGCCGGACATCGCGATCAACATCCGCAGTTCCCGCAGCCAGATGTTCCAGCGCCACAGCGCGGCCATAAAAAGACTGGATATCAAAAGTCCGGACTGAACCGGAGCGAACCGGACTTGATAATACTGTCAACCCCTGCTAAAATTTAAAATGCCGAAGCCCGCAGGAAAGACTTACTCCCTTCATCCCTGCGGGCTTTGTGCTGCCCGGCTGACACAGAGGATCACCTTTACCGACCAACAGCCTGAATGTACCAGCCGGGTTTCTTTGTTATATCCTGCCGTTCGGATCTTCCGGGCGGCTTTTTGATTTTACGGCAAGAGAGGTGGTGAGGATGACCGACAAGCAGGATCGTTTCTGTGAAGAATATATGATCGACCTGAACGCCACTCAAGCGGCCATCCGCGCCGGATACAGCCCCAAAACCGCAAGAGAACAGGCACCCCGGCTGTTAGCAAATGTTAGCATTCAAAATCGCATTGCCCAGCTGCAGGCTGAGCAGAGCCGCCGGACCGGTGTATCTGCTGATCGTGTCGTTCGAGAGCTTGCCAAGATTGCATTTGCCAACGCCAGCGACCTGATCGACCCGGAGACTGCTTCTGTCAAACTGGATGCCTCCCGGGATGATCTGGCCGCAATCCAGTCCATCAAGGTCAAGAGCTTTGGCGAGGACGGTTTGGAACACGAGGTCAAACTTGCAGATAAGCTCCGAGCACTTGACCTGTTGGGCAAGCATCTGGGCATGTACAAAGACGCATCCGAAAAAGAAAATGCCGCTGCTCAAAATAACGACATGCAGACCCTTGCTGATCTGCTGCAGCACCCTGTGCCAGACCGTGACATCAAGGACTTTGAGACATGAACATACCTGCACCTTTTTCACAAAACCAGATGCGTTTCTTCTGGAACTGCTTCGACCACTGGTTCAATGTGGCTGAGGGCGGCAAACGCGGCGGCAAGAACGTGCTTATTACTATGGCCTACTGCACCATTCTGGAAAAGCATCCCAGCAGAATACACCTCATTGCGGGCGTATCCACTGCGACGGCCAGGCTGAACATTCTGGACTGTGACGGCTTCGGCCTGAAAAACTATTTTGAGGGCCGCTGCCGTGAGGGCACCTACCAGAACCGCGACTGTCTGTACATCCAGACTGCCACCGGTGAAAAGGTGGTGCTGGTGTCCGGTGGTGGCAAAGCCGGTGACGAAAAGCTGATCAAGGGCAACACCTACGGCACCGCGTACATCACCGAAGCCAATGAATGCAGCGAAACTTTCATCAAGGAAGTATTCGACCGTACCCTGTCCAGCCCGGACAGAAAGGTATTTCACGACCTGAATCCCAAGGCAGAGGGTCACTGGTACTATGAAAATATCCTGAATCTGCACGAAAAGAAGCAGAACGAGAACCCAGAATACGGCTTCAACTATGGGCATTTCACAATTGCCGATAACATGAGCATTTCGGACGACCAGCTCCGGGCTGTGCTTGCAACCTACGACCGCAGCACGGTCTGGTATGCCCGTGATATCCTCGGTAAAAGGAAAGCTGCCGAGGGCCTTGTATACCCTTTCTTCTCCGCCGGGCAGGACACCTACCTCTTTCACGGTGATGCTTCCCACATCGACGGGCAGTTTTACGTGTCCATTGACTACGGCACGCACAATCCCTGCAGCATGGGCCTGTGGGTCATTCATGATGGCAAGGCTCTGCGCATCAAGGAAAGCTATTTTGACAGCCGTGCCGAGCGTGTGCAGCGCACGGACGAAGAGCACTATGCCGAGCTGGAACGCCTGACCAAGGGCTATTACATTCAGGTGGTGGTGGTTGACCCGTCCGCTGCTTCCTTCATCGAGACCATCCGGCGGCACGGCAAGTATCTGGTGATCCCCGCTGATAACGACGTGCTGAACGGCATCCGCTGCGTGGCATCCCTGATGCAGGCCGGGCTTGTGACTATCCACGAAAGCTGCACGGCATCCCGCCGGGAGTTTGGCCTGTACTCTTGGGACGACAAGGCGAAGGAAGATTGTGTCATCAAGGAGAACGACCACGCCATGGACGACATTCGCTATTTCTGCTATACGATACTGGCCCCGCTGATCCGCTGGGCAGACTGGAGACGAAAATAATGTTTGATAGACTGCTTTTCTGGCTGCGGGAGAAAGCGCGGCTGCTGTTCGGTGAAAATACCACTGCCAGCTCCAGCGTGTCCTACAGCATGGAGAATGCGATCATCCTGTGGGCGCAGATGTACGATACCGGCGGGCCGTGGTGCCACGGCGGCAAGAACGCCCTGCACAGCCTGAAGCTTGCCCAGAGTGTTGCATCGGAGCTGGCCCGTCTGACCACGCTGGAAATGGAATGCCTTGTTTCCGGCAGTGCCCGCGCCGACAGCATCAGCACCATGCTGCAGCCTTTCATTGCAGATCTGCGCACCCCGGTGGAATACGGCTGTGCGCTGGGCGGCATCCTGTTCCGGCCTTTCCTCGATGCAGAGGGACGCATCCAGATCGATGCTGTGCAGGGGGATTGCTTCTGCCCTACCCGCTTTGACAGCTCTGGCCGCATGACCGGGGCTATTTTTTATGACCATCTGGTGCGCGGCAACCGCATTTACACTCGTCTTGAAGATCACGAGTTTTCCGGCAGCACGTACAGCATCACGGTCAAGGCGTTCCGTTCCATGACCAGTACAGACCTCGGCATCGAGGTGCCGCTGACCGATGTGCAGGAGTGGGCCGCGATCTCCCCACACACCGAGTTCTCCGGTGTAGACCGCCCGCTCTGGGGCTATTTCAGAGTGTCAAGCGGCAATTCCACTGATCGGCACTCCCCGCTGGGCGTGAGCGTCTATGCCGCTGCTGTTGACACCATCCATGATACCGATGAACAGTATGGGCGGCTGCTGTGGGAGTATGACGGCGGGCAGCTGGCCCTTGACGTTGACCAGACCGCCCTTCGGCCCGACATCAACGGCGAGAGCGTTATGCCGCAGCGTGAGCAGCGCCTTTACCGCAACTGGTTGAACGGCAGCTCCGGGTCCAATGGCCGGAACCTTTACGAGGTGTTTGCCCCTGCCCTGCGCGATGAAAGTTATCGTCGGGGGATGGATGCCATGCTCAAGCGGGTGGAGTTCCAGTGCGGCCTTGCCTACGGCACCCTGTCCGACCCGCAGAACGTGGACAAGACCGCCGAGGAGATCAGGAGCAGCAAGCAGCGCAGCTACACTACCGTCAAGGATCTGCAGCGGGCGCTGGGCAATGCGCTGACCGATCTGGTATACTCCATCAGCAAGCTGCTGGATGCCCAGTGGAACAGCGGCGCAGCCGTTTCCCCGCCGGGCGACTGCAACGTGACCTTTGACTTTGACGATAGTATCATCTCCGACCCCAAAGAGCGCAAACAGATGTACTGGGGCTACGTTACCGCAGGCAAGTTCCCCTTCTGGCGGTATCTGGTGGAGTTTGAGGGCTACAGCGAGGACGATGCCAAGGCCATTGCCGCCGAAGCGGATGCCGAGAACCGCAGCCCTGAAGCCCTCACCTTCGGGGGTGCCTGATGCTGCCGCCGTCTTATCTCGACCAGATGCCGGATGCCTTTGTGCAGCTCTGGCAGCAGGTCGAAGAGCAGATCCTGCAGGACGTTGCCCGGCGCATCGGCAAGATGGACAAAGTGACCCCCACCGCCAACTGGCAGCTGTGGCGCTACCAGCAGACCGAGGCGCTGCGCAACGACGTGGTGAAGCTGCTGGCCAAGTACACCGGCAAGAGCGAAACGGCCATCCGCAAGCTGCTTTTGCAGGCCGCCACCGAAGCCATGGAGCGGGAGGATGCGATCTATTACCACTACGACATGGAGCCGCCCCCTTTTGAAGAGAACGCCGCCCTGAACACCCTGCTGGATGCCGGCGCGCGGCAGACCTGCGGCACATGGCAGAATCTGACCGCCACCACGGCAAACACCGTCACAGGGGCCTTTGAACGCACACTGGACGCTGCATGGCTCAAAGTGAGCACCGGTGCCTTCGACTACAAAACCGCCGTCAAACAGGCCGTGGACAGCCTTGCAGACGACATGCCCATGGTCACCTATCCCAGCGGCCACACCGACAGCATCGAGGTGGCCGCACGGCGTGCCGTGTTGACCGGTGTGAACCAGACTTGCGGCAAGCTTCAGGAAGCCCGCATGGACGAAATGGGCTGCGAGTTTGTGGAGACAAGTGCCCATGGCGGTGCACGTCCTTCTCATGCAGAATGGCAGGGACGGCAGTTTCATCGGGGCGGTGCAGTCACTTACAAGGGTAAGCATTACCCTGATTTTTATGAAGCAACACACTATGGTTCCGGCGATGGTATTTACGGCTGGAATTGTTCTCATACACATTTTGCAATTTTTCCAGAGCTGGGGGCTCCGCCCCAATGGACGCGGGAAGAGCTGCAGGAGCTGAACGCCCGGAACATCGAGTGGAACGGCAAAAAGTACACCGCCTACGAGATCTCCCAAATGCAGCGTGCCCGGGAGCGGAACGTCCGCCGCTGGAAAAAGCGGTATCTGGCCGAGGACGCCGCCGGGCTGGACCCCACCGACAGCGCTGTGCGCCTGAGAGCGGCCCGCCAGAGCCTTGCAGAGTTTGCACAGGCCACGGGTGGCCGTGTGGACAGCGCCCGCACCAGCGTGCCGAAGTTTGGCCGGAGTGAAGCCAGCAGAGCAAGTGCAAAATCTCAGGCGCATCACACCGACTGGCTCAAGTCTATCAATGCGCAGAGTACCAGCCTGAATACCGTTGCAAAATATTATGATGCACGGTATAATAATACCGAAGAATATCGGTTGCTGATGCAATATGCCAACAGCGTAAAAAGTGGCTGGCTTTCGCCGCTTGCAGGTTTTGACCTGTACAAGAGTACGCACGAGCGCATCCAGACCGAGCTTGTGGGCAAGACTACTGCGGATGGTACTGTTATTACTGGACATACCGCCCATTTCATGGAGCGTATGTTCGGCACATTGGTCGACCCCGATAAGTTAAAATATGACCTTAAAATCATCCGGCGAAGCGGTGTTGGCTATGAAGCCATGCGTGATACCGTTTTGAATCCTGAGCGCATCAACCCTGTAAAAACGGATTCAAGAGGAAAGCGAAGCGTGCGCCTTATTGGCAAAGCGATCGTCACGATAAACCCAGACACGGGACAGCTGATTCAGCTGAATCCAAGGAGTGAGCAGAAATGACCTTTTGTTTTGAAGATTTAGATACTGATTCCAAGGAGTTTTTGAAGAAGCATGTTCCCAGCGCTGTAAACTGCAGGAGTCTGGACGAGCTTCTTTTGGAGCTTGATGATTTCATCACATCGACCTTTGACGAGAATGACGAGCCGACAGCTCTTTCTCGTGATGGCGAAGCAGTGTACGACAGAATCTACTGTTGCACGCCGTAATTCATAACATCAACTGAACCACGATGCACACGCACCGTGGTTTTCTTTTGCCCATTTTTACAGAAAGGAACGAACCATGAAAAAGATTCTTCTCGCCCTTGCGCTGGCCGCATCCATTCTGCTGTGTGGCTGTTCCAGCGAAGCCGAAAAGGCCAACTACAACATCTCCAAGCAGGCAGATTACTTCGAGAGTGAGCGCAAGATCACCGTCTACAACGCCCGCACCGATAAGGTCATTATGGAAGCCGAGGGCTACATGTCCATCTCCAACAACTCAAACAATGAGCTGGTCTGCACGGTGAAAGTCGGCCCGGATTCCTACCGCAAAAACTACATCTACCTGAACGACTACACCATGTATGTGGTAGAGGACATCACCGGCACCCATACCGACCCCTACCACTACAAGCTCTATTTCCACACTGACATCCTGCCCAGTGTGGAGGTGAAGCCGTAAAAGTCATTCACGGAAATCCCCCATTTTAACCACTATGTGCCCAGAAAAAGGCTTCATAGTGGTTTTTTCATGCCGTTTTAGCTCATGTTGGCAGAGCACCGGACTTTTAATCCGGGGGTGGCGGGTTCAACTCCCGCAAGCGGCACCACAGCGGAAGGCGGCGCGTACCCCGTCTTGTCCCGTGCGGAATGAGAACCGCGATACAAAACAGCAGGGACTTATCCACCCAACAGACAAAAGAAAGGAGCACATCGCAAGTGAAACGCGAAGATGTGAGCAAGATCATTCCGGGTATCACCTCGGACCAGCTGGACAGCATCATGAACCTGCACGGCGCGGATATCACGGCCAAGGTAAACGAGATCACCACCCTCAAGGCCGAGAAAACCACCCTGACCGAACAGCTGTCCACTGCAAACAGCAAACTCGAGGGCTACGACCCGGAGTGGAAGGCCAAGGCCGAGCAGGCCAAGGCCGATGCTGCGACTCAGGTCGCTGCCCTCGAAAAGGGCTACGCTCTGGAACGCAAGGCATCCGGCCTGAAGTTTTCCAGCGAGAGCGCCCGCAAGGCATTTCTGACAGATGCCAAGGCCCAGAATTTTGCCATGAAGGACGGCGAGATTCTGGGCCTTGATGATTATGTCAAGGTTTTCAAAGAGAGTGATCCCAGTGCTATCCTGCCGGACGGCGGCATGGCACGTTTTTCCGCATCGGCGACCGGCGCACCCGGCCAGCCTGCAAACGCACATGAGGCCGCAAACGCTGCATTCCGCGCAGCGTTCGGCCAGAAAGGTTAATTATTATGGCTATTGATGCAATCGCTCGCAATAAGGCTGAGGCCCTGATCCGGGAGCAGCTGGCGAACACCATCCAGCAGGACGTGCCCAAAAGCTCCACCGTCATGCAGCTGGGCACCCGCCTTGCCAATATGACCTCTAACCAGACCAAGATCCCCGTGCTGTCCATGCTGCCGCTGGCTTACTGGGTCAACGGTGACACCGGCATGAAAAAGACCAGCAAGCAGGAATGGGACAATGTGTATATGACCGCTGCAGAGCTGGCTGTCATCGTGCCCGTGCCCGAAGCTGTGCTGGCAGATTCCAGCTTTGACATCATGGGCGAGGTACAGCCCCGCGTCCGGGAAGCCATGGGCGCAAAGATCGACAACGCCATCCTGTTCGGCGGCGAGCGCCCCACCGAGTGGACGACCGATGTTCTGACCCTTGCGGCCAAGAACAAAGTCACCGGCCCCATCGACTATGCAAAGCTGCTGGGCAAGGACGGTCTGTTCTCCAAGGTGGAAGCTGGCGGCTTTGGTGTGGATGCCGTGGTCGGCGATCTGACCGCAAAGGCAGAGCTGCGCGGCCTTGTGGATACCACGGGCCGTCCCCTGTTCCGTTCCGATATGCAGGGTGCCACCACCTACGCGCTGGACGGCGCACCGATGTACTTCCCGGAGAACGGCGGCTTTGATGCTTCCAAGGCACAGCTGATCGCAGGCAACTTCAAGAAGCTGGTGTACTCCATCCGTCAGGATGTCACCGTGAAGCTGCTGGATCAGGGCGTTATTCAGGATCCTTCCACCAAGGAGATCGTTTACAACCTCGCCCAGCAGGATATGGTGGCCCTGCGTGTGGTCATGCGCATGGGCTGGGCACTGCCGAACCCTGCCACCCGCCTGAATGCTGACCGCTCCAAGGTTCCGTTCGCATTCCTGACCGCCGCTGCCGTCGCAGCATAAGGAGGCCCCATGCTCTACTGCACCTATGACCAGTATGCGGCGGCGGGCGGCACGGTGCCGGAAGCCGCCTTTGGTGTGCTGTGCAGCCGGGCTTCCCGCATGATCGATGCCGCCACCTTTGGCCGGGCGGAGAGCCACGCCGCCGGGTGTGAGGTCTGCCGGGAAGCATTGGCGGATGCCTGCACGCAGATCATCGGACTGTTGGCCGCTGCGTCTGCGGCGGGCGCTGTGCCGGGTGCTGCCAGCGTATCCAACGACGGCTACAGCGTCACCTTTGGCAGCAATGCCAGTGTGACCGCCGCCGCCCGGCAGGAAGCCTATGAGATCATCCGCACGGCCCTCGGTGCTGACCCGCACGGCCTGCTGTATAGGGGGCTTGACTGATGCAGACTGCCGTGACCGTGGTAAACCTCATCCACGATGTGACCACCGAGACCGACAAGCCGGTGTGCTGGGTGTTCCCGGGGTGCAGCTGGCGGGAATGCCGCTCCACCTCCGGCTCCGGCACCGCCAAGGACCCGGAGCGCACTACGCACATCCGCATCCCGGCCAGCGTGTGCACCATGGGCTATCTGCCCTACGCCCAGTGGGCGGCGCTGTCTGCGGCGGAAAAGGCCAAGCACTGGACCCTGAAACGCGGCTGGAAGCTGGTGCAGGGCGCGGTGCCTGCCTTGACCGAAGCCGAGTACGCCAAACTCGAAAAAACACACCTGTGCTGTACAGCAGCGGCTGTCTCGGACGACCGGGAGCCGCTGCTGCCCCACTGGCACGTGGAAGGGAGCTGACACCATGAGCGCACCGGTTTTTGATTTCAAGATCGCGTTCCGGCCCGGCTTTCAGGCCGACATGGATGCGCGATTCGCAAGGCTGCAATTTGCGTTCTCGCAGAAGGTGGCCGATGTTGTGGACAAATATGTGCCGATGGAAACCGGCACACTGAAAGGCAGCGTGAATCAGGCATCCGACTTCAAGGAAGGCCTGCTGGTGTACAATACCCCCTACGCCCGCAGGCAGTATTACCTGCACGAACAGGGCACCGACCTGCACGGCGCGAAGGGCGAAACGGAACGTCACCGCGGTTCCTACTGGGGACAAAACGCCATCGCTGACCACAAGGACGAGCTGGAAAAGTTCGCCCATGATGCCGCAAAGCAGTTTCTGGGAGGGAACAAATGAGCGAAACCGTAAAGCCCACCATTGCCGCTCTGCGGGCATGGCTCAAGACCTGCCCGCTGATCGCCGACGAGCAGGAAGCCACCGGTGCAGCATTCCGCATTGCCGGGCTGGAAGAAGAATCCACCGCATTTTCCATCGAGGACAGCCCCGGTGACCCCATCATCACCGAGTACATCTCCGGCTGGGAAATGGCGAAGAATTACCTCTTTCTGTCTCGCGGTGAGTACAGCGAGATGGATTCCGTTAACATTCAGAACAGCGGCTTTTTCGAGCAGCTCACCGAGTGGGTCATGCGGCAGGATGCCCGGCACAACCTGCCCGACCTTTCGGCCTGCGGCGGGAATAAAACCCCCACCGGCATTGCCGTGACGAACAGCGGCTACATCGTCACAAACAGCGCGGGCAGCTGTAAGATGCAGCTGCAGATGCGCCTGACCTACTACATGCCAAAATGAAAGGAGTTTTGATATGACTGTATCCGAAGCCATTACCAAGTCCGGCATCACGCCCAGCGCGTCGTATACCGGCATTGAGACGGCGAACGATTTTGTGCTGGCGTTCCAGATCGAGAGCACCCAGACCAAGGAAAGCCAGTGGATCGTCTGCGCCGACCATGTGAAGGAGCATTCCGGCTCTCTGAACGCCACCACCGAGGATGCCCAGTACATCCGCACCGGCAACGTCACCGAAAAGACCGGCACCCAGCGCACCCTTGCCGTCAACGGTGACCGCTGCGTGGGCGATGCTTTTCAGGATTTTGTGCTGAGCCACAAGATTGTGTACGGTACCGGCAGCGATATCATTGTGCCATACATCTACTTCAGCCTGCGCACCGGCAAGGGCGAGAAAGGCAGCGCTGCCATCATCGTCACCAGCGACGTGGGCGGTGCAGCCGGTTCCAAGGCCACCTTTGCCTGCGACGTGAAGGCCATCGGCACGCCGGACGAGTTTGACTACACCCCCGCCACCCAGTCCGCTGAGCCTGCCAAGGCCGTCAAGGGCTGATTTTTTTTTCAAACACAGTCCCCGCTCCACACCGGAACGGGGATTTTTTATGCCGTGAACAAAGCTTATTCCTCCGGGGCAGAACCGGGGCACGGCTCAACTGAAAGGAGCCAGAACATGGTTATTTGTGGACAGGAATTTGAATTTTCCCTGATGAACGCCAACGACCTTGACCGCTTTGAGGACGCCAACGAGCGGATGCAGCGCAGGAGCGCCGAGGAAGCAGAGCAGTTCCAGCGCGGCGGCGTCCGTCTGGGCGACCACGTGCGTGCACAGGCCCGCATTGCGATGGACTGCATCGACGAGATCCTCGGTGCAGGCTCGTCCGCCCGTCTGGGGCTGGATGAAAACAACATGGCCCCCATCTATGACGTGATCGAGGAACTGGGCAATGCCTTCGCCGCCGAGAAACAGCGCTATACCGCCAGAGCCGCCCATCCCATGAACCGCGAGCAGCGCCGCGCACAGGCCAAAAAGGGCAAGCACAATCCGCCCATGATCTATCCCGCACCGCCTGCCGCCCGGATGGTGGAGCGGGTGGACACTGCCGCCCGCCGCAAGCAGTTGCTGGCTGAGCTGGCAGCGCTGGAAAATGGCTGATCTGCTGACGGCACATCTGCCGGATAGCTGGCACGGCAGGCGCATCGACCCGGATTTCCGGCACATGGTGCGGCTCTCCAACGCCTACGCCCACGGCAGGCTGGACGGCGAACACCCGGAAGAAGCCCTTGCGATCATGGAGCGGTTCTATCATAAGCCTGTGCCGCCGGAACAGCTCCCCGATGCTTACGGCTGCATGGTGGATTTTTACCGTGCCGGTGAGCAGGCCGCAGCAGGCACTGCAAGTGAACCTGACAGCGGCCCGGAAAAGCCGCCCGCTTTCGACTACCAGTGCGATGCCGGTTACATCGTGGCGGCATTCCAGCAGGCCTACGGCATCGACCTGACCCGCGAAAAGGTGCACTGGTTCCGGTTTCGTGCGCTGTTCGCGGCCCTGCCGGAAGATACCCTCATGGCAAAGATCATGAGCTGGCGCACCATGGACCTGTCCGAGTACGATGGCAGTATGCGCGACCGCTACGCCGACCTGCAGGAGCGCTTTGCCCTGCCTGCTGAGCTGAGAGGGGGTGCAGCCCGTGTCGTGTCCGTCGAAGAGCATGACGCTGCGTTCCTTGCGCGGTTCCGGCACTAGCCGCGCCCCGGTGCCCTGCCCCTATTGCGGCCGGGCGCTGCCGGTGTGGGCAGAGCCGCACGCCACAGCTGCCGGTGTGTGGGTCAAATGCAAAAATCCCGCCTGTAAGCGGGAGGTAGAGATCAAGTTATAACAGCCTGTGCCCTTGTGCCCGCGCTCTTTTGGAATGGAGAGAGGTGGACACAGTGGCAGATTTCAGCATCACCGGCGAAGTAAGGCTGAACAGCGACCCGGCGGAAAAAAGCACCAGCAAGTGGACGGTAGCCGCCGGTCAGATGATCGCGGACTTTGCAAAACAGGCATCGTCCAAGCTGGCCGAGGTGGTCAAGAGCGGTGTGGATTACAACGCCACCATGGAAAGCTACCTGACCAACTTCAAGGTCATGCTGGGCAGCGAGGAAGCCGCCGCAACGAAGCTTTCCGAAATTCGCAAAATGGCGGCATCCACGCCTTTCTCGCTGGATGACCTGACCAGCGGCACCCAGACCCTGCTGCAGTTCGGCATTGCGGCAGACGACACCACCGGCGTGCTGCAGCGGCTGGGTGATATCTCGCTGGGCAACGCCGAGAAGCTGCAGACCCTGACCCGCGCCTACGGCAAGATGTCCAGCGCCCAGAAGGTCACGCTGGAAAACGTCAACATGATGATCGATGCGGGTTTCAACCCGCTGAACCAGATCTGCGATGCCACCGGCGAGAGCATGTCCGACCTGTACAAGCGCATCTCGGATGGCAAGGTCAGCTTCAGCGAGCTGGAAGCAGCGGTGGAAGCCGCCACCAGTCAGGGCGGACAGTTCTACAACGGTATGCTGGAAGCCAGCCAGACCTTCAGCGGGCGCATGTCCACCCTGAAGGATAATGTCAGCGCCCTGACCGGTGAGCTGACCAGCGGCCTGTTTGCGGCTCTGGGGGAGCTGGTGGTCAAGCTGAACGAGGTGGTGGTCTTCTTCCTCGACAGCGACGAGAAGATGGCCCAGCTCAAGGAGACCATCGGCATTGCAACGGCTGTTGTGGCCGCTGCCGGAACGGCATTCCTGACCTACAAGGGCTATGTGGCTGCCGCTACTGCAATCGAAGTGATCCACACTGCCGCAACCACGGCCATGACCGCTGCCCACAAAGCCGCCGAAGCCGGGGCGACCGGTCTTGCAGTCGCGCAGGCAGGGTTGAACGCGGTTCTCAAGGCGAACCCCATCGGTCTTGTAGTGTCTTTACTTGCAGCTTTGGCAGCGGGTCTTGTGACGGCCTACAAGACCAGTGAGACCTTCCGCAATGCCGTCAACTCCGCATTTGCGTCTGTAAAAAAGATCGCACAGAACTCCATCGGCACGGTGGTGGACTGGATCAATGAGCTGGTCGCCAAAATCAGGGGCGCGGCGGCTGCACTGGCAAACCTGAAAAACGGTGTCGGTGCGGCACAGGACGCCTACAATGCCGCCTACAACGGCTACATGGACAACTATAACAAGCGCAAGAACGCGAAACAGTGGGACAGCTCCCACAAAGACCTCGAATGGGACGATGACAACGGATGGGTCCCGAAGGGCACAAGCAGCTCCGGCAACGGCAGCAGCCGTGCCGGGAGCCAGACAGCCGTGAACCCCTACCCGGCCATCACCAGCGGAGCCAAGAAGGCCAGCAAGGCCACGAAGCAGGCCGCCGCAGAAGTCGTCAAGTCCATCTCGGACACCACGACCGAAATCGACGGCAAGATCGCCCGCACCACCGAAAACATCACCGAAACGCTCTCCAACGGCAAGACACAGCAAAAGCAGGTCATCACCGAGACTTCCCGGCAGATGGTGGATGGTGTGCTGAAGGACATCAAAACCATCACCGAGGTGGCTGCGGACGGCACCAAGACCGTCAAGCAGACCATGGAGACGGTGCGGGAGACCGCCAAGACGGTCACCTCCACCTTCGAGACGCTGGCAGACGGGGTCAAGACCACCACCCAGACCGTCACCGAGACCCTGACCGACGGCACCGAGACCCAGAAGCAGGTCATCACCGAGGTCTACGACGACGTGGTGGACGGCGCCCTTGTGACGGTGGAGAAGATCAAGACCGTCGCCGCCGACGGCACCGTGCAGGTGGCCGAGCAGATCAAAAAGTCCAGCGCGGACACCTTTGACGGCCTGTGGAAGGAGCTGCAGACCGAAGCAGATACCGGCGTGCTTGGCACCTTCGATGACCTGTACACCGCCGTCAAGAATCAGGACTGGCTCTCCGTCGGCAAGTGGGTTGCAAGCACCATCTACGGCGGTCTGACTGCCGACCAGAAGAAGCAGGTCAATGATTTTGCCCTTGGCATCGTGACTAAGCTCAACAAAGCGCTGGGCGGTGCCCGCGACCAGCTGGTGCAGGGAGCTATCGACCTTGGCGGGCAGATCGTGCACGGCCTGACCGGCGGCTTCTCTGAGGTCTGGCAGCAGGCGCAGGGCCTCGGCTCCACCCTGATGGAGATCTTCGGCGGGCTGAAAGCACCGCTGAGCAATGCGGCCCTTGCCATCAGTCAGGGCCTGAGCGGCGGTCTACTGTCCAGCTTCCCCACCATTTTTGCGGGTGTCGCTTCCCTGATCGGCGCGGTCGGTGCAGCCTTTGAAGGCCTGCTGACCGCGATCTCCGCCGCCCTGAGTGCTACCGTTTTTGGCATCCCGATGGGCCTGATCGTGGCAGCGGCAGCAGTCGCGCTGGGCGTTGCCATTGCGGCCATCGTGGGCAGCATGGGCGGCTCCAAAAAGAACGTAAGCCACGGCGGCGGTTCCTCTGGCGGCGGGTCCTCCGGCTCCGGCGGCATGGGCAGCGTGGACATCACCACCGGCAGTCTGGAAGATGCCATCAACGCCAACACCAAGGCGCTGGAAAAGACCAACTCTGCCCTTGCCGATATGATCCGGCAGGCGGGAGCTCTGGTGCTTTCCGACAACATGCGCCTCGGCTCCACCGTGGCAGCGTCTGGCACCGCACAGGTGGTGTCTGCTGCCAACAGCTACCACCGCGAGGGTGATACCAACATCACCCAGAACTTCTACAACGGCCACGACACCGCCGCCGCACAGCAGCGGGAAGCCCGCTGGGAAGCCGACAAGGCCAAGGCCCGCAAACGATGAAAGGAGGACACTGTGCTTTTTAAGGATCATCTCAAGATCGTGACAGATGCCGGTGCCGTCCTGCATCTGGGCTGGGACTACGACATCCCCTACTTTCTCGACCCGCTCAACGGCATCGACGTGGACTTGAAAACCGCGCAGGGTGTCAATCAGGTGGGCGACACTGTGGAGGGACAGAGCGTCTCCGGCGTGTCCCGCACCCTGTCGGTCGTGTTCTGGGGCAGGGATGCGTTGACCCGTGCAAGAGCTTTTACCAAAAAGCTGCCCTACTTCACCAAGGGCACCCTGTACTTTGGCGACCACTATTTCACCCGCTTCGTGCTGCAAAAACTGCCCTATTTTTCCAGCTACACGCCGCAGCCGCGCTGTTCGCTCATGCTCTACAGCGAAAAGCCCTTCTGGTACGATCTGAACGCCGTCAGCAGCGTGCTGGGCGGGTACGAAAAGGCGTTCCGCTTCCCTGTCTGCTACGACAGCCACATCTACGGCATCAAGCGGGACGGCACGGCGGCAGTGCTGCGCAACGAGGGCAGCTTGCCGGTGCCCTTCACGGCCACCCTGCGGTGCGACATGCCTGTGACGCATCCCAAGGTGGTGGATCTGCAGACCGGGGCCTTCATCGGCTTTGACCTGACCCTGCAGCCGGACGAGACGCTGGAGATCTACCGCAGCACATCCGACCGGCTAGCCTGCACCCTGACCCGGGCAGGCGTGACCGAGAACATCTTCTCCAAGCTGGACGAGGACAGCACCCTCACCGAGCTGCAGCCCGGCGATAACGTGCTGAGTATGCAGGCCGAGAACGGCTCCGGCTACCTGCAGGCATCCGTCAGCTTTTACCCAATGGAGGCGGGCATCCTGCCCGAACCGCTATGAGAATTGACGTTTTGGACGCAGAGACCCTTGCCCGCGTGGGCTGGGTGGATGTGTGGGTGTCCCTCTACTGGGACAGCCCCTATTACTCCGAGGGCAGCTTTACTCTTGAGGTGCGCCCCACCGCCGAAAATCTGCAGCTTTTGCAGGAGGGCCGCTGGCTGGTGCGCAGCGACGAGAACCCCCGCATCCCCATGCGCATCTGCTCCCGCACCAACCAGAACGAGGACGCGAATTTGGTCGTGAGCGGCTACCCGGCAACATGGCTGCTGACCAAGCGGGTGTCTGCGGTGAGCATCAAGAACCAGAACGCCGAAGCCGCCATGCGCAGCCTTGTGAGTGCTGCCAAGCCATGGCCCCGTTTGGAGCTTGGCACCGAGTACGGCTTTGACACCACCTTTGAAAAGCAGACCTCCGGCGGCACGGTGTTCGACTACTGCAAGACCATCGGGCAAGCCTGTGATCTGGGGTTCCGCATCGTGCTGGACGGCAAGGGCAGCACGAAAAAGCTGCTCTTCGAGTGTTTCCGCCCCACCTTCGACCCGAACCGCCGCTACAGCCCCCAATGGGGCAATCTGCTGAATGCCGGGTGGAGCTTTGCCGATACCGATTACGCCAACGTGGCCCTTGTGCAGGGCGCTGGCGAAGGTGACGAGCGCGCCACCGTCTGGGTGGGCGATGTGAACGCCACCGGCTCCGACCGGCGGGAAATGTACATCGATGCCCGGGACGTGCAGCCGGAGGACGGCGAGACCAGCACCAGCCAGAGCTATCTGGACAAGCTGGCTGACCGGGGCGGCGAAAAGCTGCTGGCCCAGCTGCGCACCGGGTCCATCGAGTTTGACGTGGACGATGACACCCTGCAGGTGGGCGACGTGCTGAGCGCCAGCCTGCCTCAGCTGGGCTACACCGCCATGGTGCGGGTAGCTGACATCATCACCCAGAGCGAGGACAGCGGCACCACCCGCACCATCCGGCTGGGCACGCCCAGCTGGCACAAAACCTAAAGGAGGACGTATGGCAGATATCATTACTTATCCCGAAAACGGCATCACCTACGATGCCGACGACGCTTCGGGTTACCTCTCCACCCGCCTGAGCGGCGTGTACAGCGCCGAGGAGGATTTCTCCGTCACAGCACAGGGCGGCTTGAGCGTGCAGGTGAGCGCCGGTCAGGCATGGGTGCGCCCGGCGCGGTTCAAGGGCCGCAGCATCATCATGGAGCAGCCCACCACACTGCCCCTGACCGCCGCCGATGCCGTGCGCAGCCGCATTGACCGCGTGGTGCTGCGCTACGATGCCGCTGCCCGCAAGACCAGCCTGCAGGTGCTGGAAGGTGTCCCGGATTCTGCCGGGCCTGCTGCTCCGGCCATCACCCGCACCGAGCTGATCTACGACCTCTGCCTTGCCGAGATCAAGCGCCCAGATCGGAAGAGCA